AAAAGCTCCATAACATCATCGAAGGTGATGCTTGCGCCTGCGGTCGTTGCACCGTCGGATGCGCCGCCAGTGGCGTTGAAGATTCCGGTCGGCTTGCCAGTGCCGTTGCCGATGAAGAAGGCTTCCTCTTCCTTTGCACCGATACGGCGGGCAAACTCACGGGCGATATAGGACGGAAGGTCGAACGCGCTGTCATTGAGAAGTTCCTCAGAAATCTTGATCGCCGTACCGAGCTTGTATGCGGAGAGCGATGCCTGACCGAAGGTGTCATCGGAAAGTGTGTACTGCTCCTCCTCATCCATCCAGACCGCATCGCCCTTCGATGTTACGATAGGAATCTTGCGGTCGCCGGAACTGGTCTTGATAACGGTTGCCATCTGGCGGAAGATGTTTTCCTCCTCCAGTGCCTCGATGAGCTTGCGCTCAAATTCATCCGGCACAAGGTAGCCGCCCTCGGTGTCCGTGCCGACATGAAGGTCGTTGCGTACATCGATCCAGTTGCGGTTGCGGATGCTGTTCCAGAAGGCATCGCTGTATGCAGCAGATGCGGTTCCGGTCTTTTCCGGCTCGGTGTTCTGTGCGGCAGGCACAGTCAGAATCGGAGAAGTGGTAGCCTTCGCCATATCCGCTTCAATCTCTGCCTGACGCTCCATGCGCTGGATTTCCTTGCCGAGGTTGACGATGGTCGCCTCCATTGCATCGTAGGTCTTGCTGTCCTCCTCGGAAAGCGTACCGTCTGCCTGTCTCTTGCTGTCGAGGAAGTCACGGGCGGTATCCCACGCCTTCGCTCTCTTTTCACGAAGTTCCTGAATAGTCATTATACATACCTCCAATCAGTATTTCAGCAGGTTCAGCCGACTCATGAGCTGATCCACGGGTGTACCCCCTGCGCTCGGCGGAGACCTTCTGCATGAGGCTCTGCATCGTAGCGGCACGGGAATAGGACATCGCCGTCAGATTATCTTCCTTCGGCTCGTCCTGCTTCGGTGTATTTTCATCCTCGTCCGGTTCATCTTCCTCCGGTTTCGGCTGCGGCTGTCCGCTTGCAAACAGAATACCGTCAACCAGTCCGAGGGACTGTGCCTTTTTCGCATTCAGCCAAGTTTCCTCGTCCATCATGCGGGCGATCTTGCTGCGGCTCAGACCGGACTTTTCCTCGTAGGCGTTGATGATGCTTTCCTTGACTTCATCCAGAAGCTCGATGGCTTTCTGCATCGCTTCCTTATTGCCGAAAGCGACCGTCGAGGGATTGTGAATCATCAGCATTCCCGTCGGGGCGATCAGGGTTTCATCGCCAGCCATTGCAACGACAGATGCAGCACTTGCCGCAATGCCGTCAATCTTGACTGTGACCTTGCCCTTGTGGTTGCGGAGCATAGTGTAGATCTGCGATGCGGCAAACACATCTCCGCCGGGTGAATTCAGCCAGACGGTCAGGTCGCCGCTGACCTTCGCCAGCTCATTGCGGAACATGGCAGGCGTGATCTCATCGCCGAACCATGTGTCTTCCGAAATCGGTCCGTTGAAGATCAGCTCCGCAGAGCCTGTATTCTCATTGCGCACCCAGTTCCAGAATTTCTTATTCATCAGCACATTCCTCCATTCTATAGTTCACTCCGATATAGTCCAGCACTCTTCCAAGCCCCAGACCTTTGTTGTCAGGCTGCCATACACCATCCACCTCTGCACCACCGCCGATGCAATAATCATAGATTTTCGGGTGTGTTGCTGACAGCTTCTGAAAACGGTTAGGCTCTTTTTCAAGATGGCAGCCGAACATACAGAACATACATCCTGTGCGCTCTGCACCAGTCGTGTGGTATTTTCCGTTTTCGTCCATAAAAATATCCCCATACACAGAAGCGTAGGGGATTTTACGGGTATATAGATATTCCAGAACATCTTGCTCTGTCCAAAAGGACATCGGTTGTGATCTCGGACGCTTTGCATCAAAGGCGTTGCAGCCGTGAATCAACCAGTGTTCTTTTCGCAGCCGGGACTCACAAGCCATAGTTGCCACAATAGGAACCCGACCAGTCTCTTTTTCATACTGCTTCATCGGGTTCTTTTTCATGACGGTGCAGCATTCCGAAGAACAGCGGAACGGAGCGTCCAACAGGAACTTCCATTTTTCGCAGTTGTACTGGCTCTTTTCACCGTTCTTATCCAGTGCCAAGCCGCATAACTTCAGGTAATCGCCATGAGTCTGCTCACGCCCCTCAGCAATCGCAACTCGTGCATACTGTACACGACGGCTTACTTCTTTTGATACCACCGGGTAGCCATATTTCTGAATGACCTCTCGAAAGTTCATTTTAGGACGGACGATTGTAACGTCATCAAATGACTTCACAAATTCCCTGATCTCCGGAAATTCCAACCCGGTATCAGCAAACACAGCAGGCACATCATAGACACCGGGCGTGTTACGAATAATGTCCAGCAGTACCGTGCTGTCCTTTCCGCCTGAGAATGAGCAATAAACATCGCCGCCATAATGGTCATACCAGCCTTTGATACGATTTTGTGTCATGCGTATCTTGGCATTCAACGGCAATGACTGCATCTGGTAGAGGTCACTGATCTGATGTCTCATCGACACCACCTTCCTTTCCTTCGTAGAAGGCTCCTGCATCTGCCAGTTTTGTAAAGCTGCCGTTCACCAGATACAGATTGCCGCCGTCCTCATCCGGAATAGCGTTCATATCCTCCAACTCACGAATATCATTTGCAGAGAGCCAGCCGTTCTGACGTGCGGTCGCATAGCCCTGCATACGGCTTGCATAATCGCCACGCAGCAGTCCTTCCACGTTGAATTTGATGAAGTAGCGTCCCTTTTCCGAATCCGAAAGCAGAGCCTTCTGCAATCCCTGTTCCCAGCGCACCAGCCACGGATCAAGTGTATACTTGACGAATTCCAGCGACAGATGCTCGATGTTGGAGAATGTTGCATGGTCGAGGTCGCCGATCATGTGCAGCGGCACTCGGTAGAGCCTTGCAATCTCCTCAATCTGGAATTTACGGGTTTCAAGGAACTGCGCCTCATTATTCGGAATGGAAATCGGCGTGTATTTCATGCCTTCTTCGAGGATTGCGGTCTTGTGGGCATTGCCGCTGCCGTATGCCCGCTGCCATGCCTCACGCACACGCTCCGGATTTTTGATCACGCCCGGATGTTCCAGCACCGCAGAGGGCGATGCACCGTTTGCAAAAAACGATGCGCCGTATTCATCGCAGGCGACCGCAAGCCCGATGGCGTTTTTCGCCATTGCAATTGGGCTGTATCCGACCAGACCGTCAAAGCCCAGTCCCGGAATATGCAGCACCTGTTCCATCGGCAGAATGATCTCACCCTGCTGCCTGAAATTCGGGTTGTGTTCGTCGTATCGGCTGTAGCGGTAAATGAGCCTGCCGTGGTCGTCACGGTCAACACGCACCTTGTCCGGCATCAGCGGATACAGCCCCAGCACCTCACCACGACCGTTGCGGATAATCTGTGCATAGGCATTCCCGTAGATCAGCAGGTGCGCCATGAGCGTTTCCCGGAAAACGAAGGATGTCATTTCGGGATTCGGCTGGTCATGCAGCAAAAAATAAAGCGGGTGCTTCGGCACTCGCTCTTTTCCGTTATCGGTATATTGGTAAACGTGCAGCGGCAGTTGTGCAATCGCCTCCGACAGCACTCTCACGCAGGCGTACACCGCAATGATCTGCATTGCCGTGCGGTCGTTGACTCGCTTGCCTGCATGAGTCCGTCCGAAGAAATAGCTGTAGGACGGGCTGTCGTAACTGTCCTTCGGCTTGTCCCGTGACCGGAACAGTCCGCTGAAAATACCCATGTGCATCACTCCTCTCAAAGTGAGAGCAGCCCCTCCGTCCGGAAGGGCTGCCTTTTTTTCAGATGTCGCCGTTTGCGCAGTAGTCTTCGAGGTCTTGCGCATCCACCCGGATGCCGTCGCTCTCCCAGTCGAGAACCTGATCCTCAAGGTACTGCGGATCGTAGCCGTACTCCTTTGCGATGCGGTTGAGTTCCTTCTTCGTGATGTTTTTCATTGCGGTTTCCTCCGTGTTTTTATTCCGGCGGGATTTGCCCTTCCGTTGTGTACATATTAACTCTAAACCGGAATAATAGCAAGCCGCTAAAACTACAGAAGAATCGGGAAAAATCAGCCGCAGATGTGTGTATTATATGCCTGCCGTGAAAGCCCCTGAATTTGCGCCGTGTGGGGCAGCATCAGGCGGCGGGTACTTTCCGCACCGCAGCCCCGTCGCCCCGCACAGGCGGCGGACAGCCCCGCTGTGGGGCTGCCCGTGGTCGTCAGCCTTTCAGCTCCGCCTCGGTCATGATTCTGAAGTTCTTGTCCTGCCAGAAGGAAATGTAAACATCGTAGCGGACTTCCCATTCGCTTTCGTAGTATTCATCCGCTTCCTCGTCGTACTCCTCGCAGGTCTCGACCTCGGTGTAGCTGTCGATCTCGCTCTGCTCGAAGCCCTCGCCCCAGCCGTCGCTGTACTGCCCGGTGAGGTATTCCTTGAGCTGCGCCGTGTCGTCATCCGTCCAGTCGTCGTCCACCTCGCAAATCGCAACTCCGTAGAGCTTTCTGCCGATCCACTCTGCGTCCATCTTGACCTTGCGGAGCTTCTTGTAGTAGGTTGCGCCGTGGTAGTCGTCGGCGTACTCGGCGAGGTCGGTGTCGTCCTTTTCAAGTGCCTCGAAAAGCTCGGCGGCGTACTCCTCGGCGGGTGCGTTGAAGCAGTTGCTCTCGCTGGCAATCTGTGCGATCAGGGTGTTGTAAATCTTCAGGGTTTTCATGGTGGTTTCCTCCGTGTTTTGTATTCCGGTGGGCTTTCCGCCCTTCCGTTGTACCCATATTAACTCTAAAAGCACATTATATCAAGCCGCTAAAACTACAGAAGAATCGAGGAAAACCAGCCGCCAGTGTTGTGTATATAGACACTACAAAACCAGCATCTCTCTGCTGTCATAAATGCTGTCGCCGGAGTCGTTTCCGCAGCGGATTGCACGGTCAAGAGCCATGATTGTGGCGACCGTTCCGTCAATCTTCTCCGTGGATTTTTCCTTGTCCGGCTTGATGTTGCCTGCGGGATCACGTTTGATGAAAATGTTGTCCATGTTCCAGCGGAGAACCGGATGCCCGTTGTGGGCAATCTTCTGCTCCAGCGTCAGCTTCATCAGCTCTTTGGTCGGCGGCGACATATCACGGTAGCCCTGACCGAACTGCACCAGCGTGAAGCCCAGCCCCTCAAGGTTCTGGCTCATCTGCACTGCGCCCCAGCGGTCGAAGGCGATCTCCCGGATATTGAACCGTGTACCCAGTTCGTCGATGAAGTTTTCGATGAAGCCGTAATGCACGACGTTGCCCTCGGTCGTCAGCAGGTAGCCCTGCCGTTCCCAGAGGTCATACGGAACGTGGTCACGGCGTACACGGAGGTCAAGCGTTTCCTCCGGCAGCCAGAAATACGGCAGAATATAATAATGGTCGTCCTCCTCAGTCGGCGGAAAAACCAGAACAAAAGCCGTGATGTCCGTGGTCGAGGACAAGTCCAGACCGCCGTAACATACACGACCTTCAAGGAAAGATTCGTCGAAATCGACCTTGCAGGCATCCCACTTGTGCATCGGCATCCAGCGTACCGTCTGCTTCACCCATTGATTGAGGCGGAGCTGACGGAAGGCGTTCTCTTCGCCGGGATTCTGCTTGGCGGATTCGCAGGCGGCTTCCACCTTGTCCATGCCGATTGTTTCGCCGAGGGACGGATTGGATTTCTTCCAGACCTCCGGGGAAGTCCAGTCAGCATCATCGGGTGCGCCGTAGATGACCGGATAGAAGGTCTTGTCGATTTTGCGCCCTTCGAGAATATCCTGCGCCTTCTGGTGCTGTTCGTAGCAGATAGAATTGGTATCCGTGCCTGCCGTCGTAATCAGAAAATACAGCGGCTGCATTCGGGCATCGCCGGAGCCTTTCGTCATAACGTCAAACAGCTTTCGATTCGGCTGGGTATGCAGCTCATCGAACACGACTCCGTGAATGTTGAAGCCGTGCTTGCTGTACGCCTCGGCGGAAAGCACCTGATAGAAGGAATTGGTCGGAACGTACACGATGCGCTTCTGCGAGGTCAGGATTTTCACTCGCTTGTTCAGGGCAGGACACATTCGCACCATGTCGGCGGCGACATCAAAAACGATAGCAGCCTGCTGGCGGTCGGCAGCGCAGCCGTAGACCTCGGCACGTTCCTCGCCGTCACCGCAGGTCAGCAATAACGCAACAGCGGCGGCAAGCTCTGACTTGCCGTTCTTTTTCGGAATCTCGATGTATGCCGTGTTGAACTGGCGGTAGCCGTTGGGCTTAATGACACCGAACAGGTCACGGATGATTCGCTCCTGCCAGTCGATCAGCTCGAAGGGCTTTCCCGCCCATGTGCCTTTCGTGTGGGCGAGGCACTCGATGAACCGCACCGCATAATCGGCGGCGGCTTTATCGTAATGGGAATCATCCGCCATGAATTTGGTCGGTGTATAATCTTTCAGCTTTCGCAATGCCTCACCCCCTCAGAGAGAAAGGCGGCTTCCTTCCGGTTGCCGCCCTTTTGTTTTAGTTGTACTCGTGCATCAGAATCGCCAGTGCCATCTCCGCTGCCTCGTTCTGCGGCGGAACATCCAGCCCCCGGTCGTAGTTGTAAACAACCTCGCCGCTGATCTTCAGCGTTGCCTTGCTGATCTTTCCGCCGTCGATTCCGTACTGGCTGCCCTCGTCGTAGGCTTTCACCCAGTAATGAACCACCGTGTACTTTCCGTCGTCCTTCGGAACTCCGATCGTACCTTCATGCCACATATTCTTTTCCTCCGTTTTTCGTAGTTTTCGGTGGGCTTTGCCCTTCCGTTGTACACATATTAACTCTAAACGGAAGATATATCAAGTGTGAGTAATAACAATGATCGCTGCGGAATTTTCCGCCTGTTTGTGTAGTTTACGCCCGCCCGCATGAGCCGCACAAATGCGCTGTGTGGGGCGCATTTTCTGTGGGCATTCGTATGCGGCGGAGGCGATATCCCCGCCACAGGGCGGCTCTGTGCCGCCCCGGTGGGGCGACCGGATTATCTTCCGGTCATCCATTCCCATTCTCTTTCGCAGGCGGCTTCGTAGTCTGCGTCGAAAAGGGCATCGTCGTCAATCCATTCGGTTTCGTACTCGATCTCCTCGATGCCCTCGAAGGTCGTGCCGTTTGCGGCGGCATCTTCCTGTGCAAGGCTGTCGGCGTTCTCCTCAACCCAAGCCCTGAAGTCCTCTGCGTCGAGGTCGTCCTCGTTCTCAATCTCCAGTTCGTAGCCTTCCTCCTCGGTGTCGTACCAAAGGATCGTTGCGCTTCTGATTGCCTCACGCTCGTTCCAGTCGTCCCTGCCTTCCATTGCTCTTGCCTTTGCCATTCCGTAGCTGATCATTGTTTTTTCCTCCGTGTTTCGTAGTTTTCGGTGGGCTTTGCCCTTCCGTTGTGTACATATTAACTCTAAAAGCACATAATAGCAAGTCGCTAAAACTACAGAAGATACGGGGAAAATGTACGGCGGGTGTTGTGTATATTACACCCGCCGTCGTGGTCGTTATTCGCTCAGGGGAATCGGCATTAGGGTGTTGCCGACCAGCGCAAAGTCGTATGCCTGCCGGAACTGCTCCGTGTACTTTTCGATCAGCTCCTGCGGCAGGTCGGTGAAGTCCTCCTCGCCAAGTCCGCAAAGGAAGAACGTCCCCTTGATGACTCCGTAGCCCTTAATCGGGCGATTCCATTTCTGCTCCGGATGGTAGAGGGCTTCCTCCTCGCAGACCAGTGCGACCGGATCATCGAAGGGGTAGATCGCCTGAATGTAGCCGCCGACCGTCGCCTGCAGGCTTTCAAGGTCGCCGCTGATCTCCTTTGCGTAGGGCTGCTTGCCGGGTTCAACGATAAGAATGTTCATGGTAATGCTCCTTTGTTGTTTTTCCGCTTCTCCTGCGGTAGTGACATATTAACTCTGAACCGCAGAAATAGCAAGCAGAATCGGCAAAATAAATGTGACAAACATCGCAGCGGAAACGCCGCTGAATTGTACATCGCACAGAAGCCGCCACGTTTGCGCTGTGTGGGGCGGGTTACCGAAAGGGGTAGTTTTGCAAGGATACCCGTTCCGCCCGACACGGGGCAGCGTAGCGGCTGTGTGCGCCTTATTCCGGCTGGTACTTCTCGTGGATGATGCCGAGGATTTTGTCCTGTTCCTCACGCCCTACGCCTATGCTTTCGAGGGCTTCTCTCGTTCCGCAGTCGGGGCAGATCGGGCTGCCGTCCACACGGGAACTTGCAGGTCGCTCGGTGTACACCCGCCCGCATTTCGGGCAGGTGCGTGGCTCTTTGTTGCGTTCCTTCATCGCTGCACCTCCTTTGCACTGGTCTCGTAGGCGGCATCGAGGAACTTGGTGTCGAATCCGAAATTCCGGTAGCCTTCCTCGCAGGTGCGGATGTAGGTCAGCGAAGGAATGCCGTGCTTGCGTTCCTCGTGCATGATGTAGATGAAAGCGTCCAGCCGCTTGTTCTTACCGTTCACCAGCTTGACGGTCAGGCGGATGTCCCGCTTGTAGTAGAAGGTCGGGCAGCCCTCGTAGGCATCCAGCCGCTTCTCATCGTCGGCGGTCACTTCCCAGACCGCAACCGGAACAATGCTGTTCTTCTTCGGTTCGATGGTAAGGTACGCTCCGGTCTTGCTGCCCTTGTAGAGCAGCTCGTAATCGGGAATCACCGAAATGCCGATGGGCTTTGCGCCGGGGCAGCGGTATCGCATCTGGCGCACATTCAGGTTTGAGCCGTAGGCGAGGTAGTACAGTTTCTTTGCCATTTCAATCATCCTTTCCGAAGGAAATGTCCTTCTACCACCCTGAGCCGCCCGTAGGCGGCGGGTGTGGAAAGTCGGCGGTTACTTTTCCGCCTTGCCCAGCTCGTAAGCCTTGCGGAGCATTTCCCGGATGCCCCAGACGCTCAGTTCGATGAAGTCCTCGCCGTCGTTCCTGCGGGTTTCCAGCCCGCCTCGCTGCTCCAGTGCGAAGTCTGCGTCCATTGCAATCTGCTCCAGCTTCTTGTCGGTTTCCGTTCCCCATTCGATGTTTTTCATTGTTCGTACCTCCGTGTTTGTTTTCCGGTCGTTTTCCCTTCCGGTAGTCACATATTAACTCTTTTCGGGGATAATAGCAAGCCGCTAAATGTACAAAACATCGGAGGGTGTTTTTCGCCGTTCTTTGTGTAGAATATGCCTTGCCGCTGTTTGCGCCCTGTGCGCCCGTGTGGGGCTTTTTACCGAAAGGGGCAGTTACTTGGAGGATACCCGTCCCGCCCCACACGGGGCAACGTGGGCGGTCTGTGCGGCTTGTTCCGGTTTCCGCCAAACCGCCCGTGGTGGGCGGCTGGCGGCTCGGCAGGCTCAAGGTCTGCCGAATCGGAAGGCGTTGTTATGTTAAGCTTTGCATAACAACGCTTATCGCAACTTCCGGCATATGTAAAGCAGCAAAGAAGAGAACCCTTAATACTGGGATTCTCTTCTCTGCTGCTTTACATAATTCAAGACGAGATAATTTTTAGCCAGTCCATTAAGGCATTGTCATTGCGCCAATCAGGAACATTGGGTACAATATCTGTAGAAAGCACCTCCAATGCTTTTCTCTTCATTTCGGTATCTGCTCTTGCATAAATATTTGTAGTATCGATGCTGCTATGACCCATAATATCGCGAATATAGATAATATTTACTCCCGCCTGCAATAAATGCATTGCTTTAGTGTGTCGAATAATATGAGGAGTGATTTTTTCATTTTCTGTGTATTTTTGAAGAATGTATGTAACGCCGGCTCTCGTTAAAGGTTTGTTTTGCTTATTAATAAACACATTGAGATCATATTTATCAGGGCTTGTTAATTGATGCTCCTGTAAATATTTCGACAGAATAGCTGCTGTCTTCTTAGCAAGTGGCACCTGACGGATTTTCCCGCCTTTTCCATGAAGTGTCACAATGGGATATTCATCCAAACGTAGATCACGAACTTTCAAGGCAGTTAATTCACTGACACGTGCTCCGCTGTCATATAACAACACTAAAAGTGCGAGATCCCTTCGACCTGCTAAAGTATTCACATCAGGTTTTCCGAGCATTTCCGTGGTTTCTTCATAAGACAGATACCCTATCTGAGGTTTTGTATATTTCTTTCGTGGAATCTGCAAATTTGTCTGCAATAACGAAATGTATTCCGGAGCTTCAATAAGCAAATATCTACAGTATGCCTGAAGTGCAGATAAGCGTTGATTTCTTGTGGAAATTGAGTTGTGACGATTTTCCTCCAACCAATCCAAGAATCCGCCGATCAGTTCGTTGTTGAAATCTGCAATTGTTAGTTTTTCTGGTTTTTTACCAAGTGCATCGCGGTAATAGATGAAGAAAAGTCGAAATGTATCAACATACGATTTTATTGTATTCTTACTGATTCCCCTTTGTCCTGGCAGAAATACTGTAAGATAGCTTGTCAAATTAGAGCCAAAATCAGTCGGTTTCATTTATATCCTCCATATCCGGAATGACATCAAATTGCTCTTCCATTTTGCAAATAATATCGGGATAAACATCAGCGGTTAATCGCAGATAATTTTCAGAAGAAATAACGCCGCTGTGTCCAAGATATACAGACAAGTATTTCAACATGGAATTGATATCTTCTCCATTTTTTACTGCTTTTCTTAAGCTATGCACTGCAAATGTATGGCGCAGATCATGAACACGTGGTCCATTTCCTTTTCCACCATGAGATATCCCCGCAGCTAATAGTCTCTCACGAAAAATAGAATAAAGCCCGCCTGTTGTATATGCACCATTTCTTCCGTTGGGGAAAAAAGGAGCATCCGGTCCGCAGAATGCAAGGACATTGCTGTGGTAGATCTTCATTCGTTTTAGAAGATTGTCATGTACTGGAAGCAGACGTTCTTTACCAAACTTTGAGTCTTTAATAAAAATTGTTCCTTGAACAAGATCAACATCCCGAACAGTGAGAGATAAGGCTTCCGATGCTCGTAGTCCGCAGCTATAAATCATTCTGAAAATTAGCGAAACCACGTCTTTTCTAACAAGGTTCGGTGTTTTTGTATTGTCACAGGCATTGAACAATTTCGCCAGTTCCTCATCAGTAAAGATGTATGGTGTAAAGCTTGATGGTGCGGCTTTTTGCTTTGGATAGACGTATGCAGGAATTCCGATAGAAATGAGATATTTCGATAATTCCTTCACAGATCCCATTCTGCGGCATTGATTAGCAGGTGCTTCATACGGAGACATTGTTGCCCATTTTTCAGCAACACTTTTTGTAACTGTAGTAAGTCCGGGTTCCCATTCTTCAGCATAATTGATAAACCTGTGAAGAATCTTTGCTAATCCATCCGCTTTGTATCCGGAACTTCTTTTAAAGACCAGCAATTCTTCAATTCTGGCTCTCAAGGAAACTTCATTTGTTATGTCCATTATGAAATACCTCCTCTGGATCCAATGCTATCGTTCGTAATTCTTGTGTTTCAACGGTAAGATATACATCCACACTCGACATTCCCACATGACCGAGCATTTCAGCAATTGTCTCAAGTGGAATTTTGTGTCTGAGCAAATTCGTCGCAAATGTATGTCGTATAGAATGCATTCCGCGTCTTGAATTTTCATGCAAATCGATTCCGGCTATATTTCGATACCGCGAAATCATACCATAAAGCGATGTGGTTGCAGAAAACGGCTTTATCGGGGCTGCATGAGTAAGAAATACATGGTTAAAGTCGGATTTTGGTCTGCCATTTTTCAAATAGTCAATAATAGCCCATCCAACATCATCAGTGAATGGTAAAGACAATGCCTTTTGTGTTTTTCTTTGCGTAATACTGATACATTTCTTTTCCCAATCAATATCACTGAGCTGAAGACTTTTTATGTCACTGCACCTGAGCCCAAGTTTAATCGCAATCATCAAAATCGCATAGTCACGTTTTCCTAAAGGACTGCCCCTATCTACGCTCTCAAGCATTTTTGTAATTTCATCATCGCTCCATACACTTGGAACACGGGGACTGACCATTTTATTCAATGGCGGAATGAACGATGATACTTTATTTTCAGTAAGTCCGTTCGCAAAGAGAAAATCTGAAAATCTTTTCAATGCAAGAATAATTGTGTTAATGTAGGGCTTTGACTTATCAATGTAGGCTGATAAAAAGCCAATAATTTCTTTGTCTGAAATATCTGATACATTTACAGAATGGCTATTCAAATAAGTCAGAAAACTGCGGATTGATAGCGTTACTCTTTTAGCAGATGTTTCAGCAAATCCATTTTCAAGTTGGTATTTCTGAAAATTGATTAACAATAATTCATCTTCCTCTTTTAACGGAAGTACTCTTGAGTTCTTAGTAATCGTAAAGTATCCATGAAGAAACAAATCGTTAAGTAACCCGACCGCCCAATACGAATTTCTGGTTTGAGCATCAATGTCTCTCCGTGTTTTGAACTGTCCAGTCATAGGGTAAAACGAGGTAAGAAATCTTTGTCCTAATTCAAAGGAATAACACTCAGCACCTTGTGAATATCCATATGCCTCCAATTCGCTTATCTTTGCTGTTAGACAGCTAATATTTGAAATTGGATATTGGCAGCGTCTCAGTTCATCTTTGAATAACGGAATGATTTCTCCCCAGGGTTTTCCATTATTATCCATAAGCATATACCTCCATCTTTGCTTTTTCAAGCGGGTTATGGAGGTAGTATACTTTATTATGTTGAGTAACTAATGTTAAACTCCTTAATTTGCGGTGCTTATCTGGTGAAACTTTACATATGCCGGAAGTTGCGATAAGCTGCGTTATGTTAAGCTTTGCATAACAACGCATTCCGCTTCGGCAGACCTTGACGGGTCTGCCCTGCGGGGCGGATGAAAAACAAAACGGCACGGGCGCGCACAAAGCGCCCCACGCCGCGCCGTGTGGGGCGGAAGGGGTATCCTCCAAATCGGTATCCCATCTCAGTCGACCGCGCCACACAACGCGACACGGCGCAAATGTG